CCTGATCCACGTATCCGCATCCGTGCCTTGGAGCTGTTGGGTAAGATCAGTGATGTGGGGTTGTTTGCAGAGAAGTCTGAGGTGACGGTCACTCACCAGACTACAGATGACCTGAAGGACACACTGCGGGAGAAGCTGTCACGGCTGGTGAATCCAGAGGTTGAGGATGCTGTGGTGCTAGATGCGGGAGCCATCGACGTGGACAAGGAGCTAGGGCTGGATGGGTAGTTTAGCTAACTTAGCTAAGGATATGGACTTCTCTCCTACCGAGATACAGCACATGCTGGACAACTTGGACTCGTTCAGTCCTGCAGAGTTAGCAGAGATAGATAAGATCGTGGGAGAACTCTCCACGAGACAGTATAACCAGTCGGCACACGACGACCTCATAGAGTTCTGTAAGAGAATGCAGCCTGACTACAAAGTGGGTAGGCACCACAGGATACTGGCAGATCAGCTTATGGCGTTGGAAGACGGCTCCAAAGACCGCGTATGTGTCAACATACCCCCACGTCATGGTAAGTCGCAGCTTGTGTCCATATTCTACCCAGCTTGGTTCTTGGGGCGTAACCCTAACAAGAAGGTGATGATGGTCTCGCACACCACAGACCTTGCGGTGGACTTCGGGCGGAAGGTTCGTAACCTGATCTCCATAGATGCGTACAAAGATATATTCCCAGAGGTCGCGCTGGCGGTTGACTCGAAGTCTGCGGGGCGGTGGAACACGAACTTCGGGGGTGAGTACTTCGCCTGTGGTATTGGGTCAGCCCTCGCTGGCCGTGGTGCAGACTTACTTCTGGTTGACGATCCGCACTCCGAGCAAGATGTTATCAACGGTAACTTCTCAGTATTTGACAAAGCCTATGAATGGTTCACCTTCGGCGCTCGTACACGTCTGATGCCGGGTGGGCGGGTAGCTATTGTGCAGACACGTTGGCACATGGATGACCTTACAGGCCGTGTAACCAACGACATGGTGAAGAATCCGCTGTCCGATCAGTACGAGATCGTTGAGTTTCCGGCGATTCTGGACGCAGAAGATGCGGATGGTAAGCCGATACAGAAGCCATTGTGGCCTGAGTTCTTTGATCTGACGGCTTTAGAGCGTACAAAAGCGTCTATGCCTGCGTTTCAGTGGAACTCGCAGTACCAGCAGAAGCCTACGTCCGAAGCAGCGTCGATTGTTAAGCGTGAATGGTGGAATATATGGCCCGGTGACACTCCACCAGCCGTAGAATACGTCATTATGTCCCTTGATGCGGCGGCAGAGAAGCATAACCGTGCCGATTACACCGCGCTGACAACGTGGGGGGTGTTCTACAACGAGAATGAGAACGCACATCAGCTTATTCTCATGGATTCTATCAAGAAACGGCTAGAATTTCCTGAACTAAAGACACTTGCCATGGAAGAATACAACAAATGGGAGCCAGATTCGTTTATTGTGGAGAAAAAGTCCTCTGGAACTGCGCTTTACCAAGAAATGAGGCGTATGGGCCTGCCCGTGCAGGAGTATACACCCCACAGAGGCACCGGGGACAAGCTCGCAAGGCTTAATTCTGTGGCGGATATCATTGCATCGGGGCTTGTATGGGTGCCAGCCACCCGTTGGGCGGACGAGCTGGTAGAAGAAGTGGCTGGATTCCCGTTTATGTCCAACGATGACCTCGTTGACTCTACGGTTATGGCGCTATTGCGGTTCAGACAGGGTGGATTTATCCGTCTTCCGTCCGATGAGATGGACGATGAGCCAACTTACCAGCATCGTAGGGAGTACTATTAGTTCTTTTCTGCGAGTTTGTCGATTTTGCCTTCTAAACGCAGGATATGATCCACGACTCTACTGAGTTCTGACTGATGATCTTCCCGTTTTATATAGTTTTCACGGGTCATATTGAGCAAAATGTTAAGCCGTTTAACTTCATTGTTGAGTTGACTAAACCACCAAGCCAATGGAGCTATGATAAGCACCAATACAATATCCCAAATCATTGGTATAGAAACTTCCATGGATAACCTCACTGCTCAATCTCTACTGTACACAAAACAATTCCTCGATTCAACTAGGGGTTTTTATGCTCGTATTTTTTATGTTACAGTACAATTTGAAGCGTGTACCTCCCAAACGCGTTTCACGGCGAGGTGGGCGTCCCACCCAATGGTCCGCCTCGCCACTAGACGAATAGCAGTATAATCTGCTATTGTTTCAGCATGTACACAGTTAGGAGACTGTAATGGCCGTCGAGAGACAGATAGAACCCTCAGAGCTAGACATCGAAGGCACAGGTGCGGAAGAGATCGAAGTGGAGATCGTAAACCCTGAAGCAGTGTCGATTGATACGGGTGACGGTGGGGTGATTATTGATTTTGAAGGCACTATCGCTGACGAAATTATGGGTGGGAATCACGACGAGAACCTCGCGGAAGTAATTGAAGAGGGTGTTCTGGAGTCTATGGCGTCAGAACTTGTAGACGATTTTGAGTCTGATCGTGAATCTCGCCGTGATTGGGCAAGAGCTTACGTCAAAGGCTTGGATTTGCTGGGTATGAAGATCGAAGATCGCAGCCAACCGTGGCAAGGTGCGTCTGGCGTGTTTCATCCAGTACTGACTGAAGCTGTTGTACGCTTCCAAGCACAGGCTATGGGGGAGCTTTTCCCTGCATCTGGCCCTTGCCGCACTAAGATCATGGGCAAAATGACTCCTGAGAAGCTAGATCAAGCTGATCGTATCCAGACAGAAATGAATTACCTTCTCACAGAGGAGATGACTGAGTACCGCGACGAGACAGAGCAGATGTTATTCAAGCTCCCGCTCGCTGGTTCCGCGTTTAAGAAGGTATATTACGACCCAATCGAAGAGCGTCCAGCCGCTATGTTTGTTCCGGCAGAGGATTTTGTAGCGTCTTACGGGGCATCAGATTTGATGACTTGCCCGCGATATACGCACATAATGAAGAAAACATCTAATGAAATCTTAGAGTTACAGGTAGCAGGATTCTACAAAGATGTTGACCTGCCTGATCCAGAGCCAGACTTCTCCGACATACAAGAAAAATATGACGAGCTAGATGGGGAGAGCGCCGTCATAGAAGACGATGATCGCCACACGATTCTAGAAATGCACGTTACTATGAACATGCCAGAAGAGTTTGACGACCCTGATGGGATTGCACGTCCATACATCGTTACTATTGATAAGTCCTCCCGTGAAATTTTATCTATTAGAAGGAATTGGTACGAGGATGACCGTAAGAAGAAGAAACGCGCACATTTCGTTCATTACAAATACCTGCCGGGACTGGGTTTCTATGGTACGGGCCTTATTCATCTCATCGGTGGTCTCGCCAAGTCTGCCACTTCGATTCTTAGGCAACTCATTGATGCTGGTACACTATCAAACTTGCCTGCTGGCCTTAAAGCTAGGGGAATGCGCATTAAGGGGGACGACAGTCCTCTTATGCCGGGTGAGTTCAGGGACGTTGATGTACCGGGCGGTGCTAAACGGGATTCGATTACGTTCATACCTTACAAGGAGCCGTCGAGCGTTCTCTACTCGCTATTGGGCAACATTGTCGAAGAGGGAAGACGCATTGGTTCGGTTGCAGACATTCAAGTAGGCGATATGAACGCACAGGCACCTGTGGGTACAACTCTCGCTTTGATGGAACGCTCCATGAAGGTCATGTCCGGTGTTCAGGCTCGTATGCACGCAGCTATGAAGAAAGAGCTACGCCTCTTGTCTAGCATTATCCGTGACTACATGCCGTCAGAGTATGCTTATGAGATGGATGGAGACTTTAATCGCCAAGAAGACTTCGACGCTCGTGTAGACGTTATACCTGTGTCTGACCCCAATGCTGCGACAATGTCCCAGAGGATCATGCAGTATCAGGCGGCTTTGCAGCTTTCTCAACAGGCTCCACAGCTATACGACTTGGGTAAGCTACACCGCCAGATGCTTGAAGTTCTAGGTATTCAGGACGCCGCAGACATCATCAAGCTACCAGATGACATCAAACCATCTGATCCTGTTACAGAAAATATGATGTTGCTCAAGCAGGAGCCTGTCAAAGCCTTCAAGTATCAGGATCACGAGGCGCATATCGCCGTACATATGGCTGCGATGCAAGACCCGAAAATGCGGGAGATGGTTGGTCAATCCCCGTTTGCTCAAGCAATTGGTCAGGCTATGGCTGCTCACATCACAGAACACGTTGCGTTCCAGTATCGTCGTGAGATTGAGAAGATGCTCGGTGTTGAGATGCCAAATGAAGATCAGCCTTTGCCGGAAGATGTAGAGGTTCAAATCTCTAGGCTCGCTAAGGATGCCGCTGAGAAGCTACTTCAAAAAGACCAGATGGAAGCGCAGCAGAAGCAAGTACAACAACAGCAGCAAGACCCAGTTGTTCAGATGCAGCAGATGGAACTGCAGATGAAGCAGCAAGAATTGCAGCATAAGATTCAGATGGATACTGCAAAACTGCAGCTTGATGCAGAGCGAATTTCTTCTGAGAACCAGAGAGAGGGCGCACGTTTGGGTGTTAAACTTGCCACTGATCTGGATGACGCACAGCGCAAAGATCAAGCAGAAGGCGCTAAACTAGGTATTGAAATAGCAAAGGAGCTTGCTAAGGGAGATGGACGATAACGTATTTACGCTGGTGGGTCGTAAACTAGACGGATACGAGG